GTGCTTTTTCTGCTTCTTCGTTTTCTTTCTTACGAACGTCAACAAGTTTTCGTAAGTAGAATCTTCTCAAGTAGACAGGAAGGTTGTACGCAATATCTTGGGTAAAACCACCTTGACTATAATATGCAAGGTTAAAAATTTCTTCGTGTAGTTGAATTTTGTAATCAGTTGGAAGGGTAAAAAAAGTCGACCCCAAGTGGGATCGTCATCCTTTCAGTATATCCAGTATCTTCAGATTCAAAATTAAATGTCATATCTAAGTCCGGAGTGTTTTCCTTGATATGCTCACGAAATGCCAAACTATCACGTGCAAGGAGTTGACGATCAACAAAACTTTTAATTTTTGCTCTGTCTTCTTCTCCATCAATTGCTTTTATGACATACTTTAAACGAGTAGTGACCTCGGCAGTTTCATTTTTATTCTTGGTAAATTTCTTAAGACTTTTTAGTTCTGCATCAATGTTTTGCTCATCTTGATGAGTGAGAAGACTCCAATGGATATTCTTCTTGCTAAACGGAAGTTCAAAACTAAATAAATTACTACCTCTTTCGTATTTATCAAAGTCAAATTCTTTTGGTTCAACTTGTGATAAATCTATTGTGTCCTCAACATCTTCGTTATTTGATGGGTCTTTAAACTTAATCTTATAATCTTTTCCATAAGCAAGAATCCGTGAAGCCACAAATATCGCATTTTTATCTCCGACTAAGATTTCATCCAGTTTAACACCAGGTGTTATGATAAGTGCTTCAAGCAACTTATCCAAAACTACACCCTTTTTAATCAAATTCTGACTTGTTAAAATATCTTCCTCTTTTGCAGTCATGTATTTGATGTCTATCTTACCAGATGCAAGTGGAGATGTCGGATCATAGAAGTGACCTTGACTTGGTAAATCAACTACTTCACTTGGGTATTCAAACTTTTGTGCTTGGTCAGATTGCTGAGTAAACACAGGACCCGATTGTCTAGGTATAGCAGTTTCTTGCGTTGTTTGTGTTGCAGTCTTTTTATCTGCATCCCGTTTGAGAGCCTGCTTGACCTCATCGGGCATATCTATTGATTTGTTGTCTTCTTCCATATTATAACCTTTATTTAATTACATCAGTATAAACTGATATATATACATATACAAGAATTAAATTTTTTGACTTTTTTTATTAGATATCCGCAAGAGAAAATTTTAAAATTCCCTTGTGATCTTTATAGTCAAAGAATCCAGCATCTTTTTTTCCTTTCCAGGTTTTATTAGCAGTAACACCCAATTTCATATCATTGAATACTATTTTTTTACCACTACCCGTCTGAAACACCATTCTTCCTGCATTTGTATCAATATCATAATTTCTTAGGAACTTACCTGCTTTTACTTGTTGCATTAAATATTTTGCAAGTTTTGCATACGCAGCGGACAATCCTTCTAATTGTAGTTCAGATTGGGTTTCTTGTTTTATTTCCTCAAAGATGGAAAGAATTTGTGTTTTTAATTTATCAGACTTCATGTAAGAATAAATATATATAAGCAAAAAAAAAAACTTCCTTTCGGAAGTTTTTTTTAACATTAAACTGAATGTTTTGGTTATACAATTAGAATTGAAGAATTGCGTAATCGTAAGATATTGTCAATTCAACGGTCAATTTGTCACCGGTTTCCCAATCAAGTGTACCAAAGTTTGTTGAGTTACAGAATGCACCTTTGATTGTCCATTCTTCAACAAGGTCACCCACAGGACCCAAAGTGTTAATAACAAGGTCTTTTTTATAGAAGTCGGCATAACCATTTCTTCCGGTTACAGATTCGTGAGAAAGACGAATCCATTCCATTGCAGTCTGAGCCGCACTAGGAACTACTGGATCATAAAGTGTCATTGTGATGTCTTGCCATTCTGCCTTACCAGCTCTTAACTTTCTTTTGATATTGATGTGGTCCATTGTTTGTACATCAATAGTAAGGTTGGGACGAGTAACACTCTTAATAAGATAAGCAGGAACTCCGTCCATATACATGATAAAACGATTTGCTGTTTTCGGTTCAAATGCCGTAAAAAACATTTCTTCGGTTGAAATAACTTGTGCCATTTTTTTTGTTCTCCAGTTTAATGATTAACTTTTAGTATAAATATTGATCAAAAATCTGAAAATTCATTTTTTCAACCAACTAATATAAATAGTGTGTAAATTAAAAAATATATTTATTTATGTTTTGTCCTTTGTTAGTTTTTGTCCCACTAATTTTGCAGAACCATATACAACTGCACCAATAAATTGTAGGTGTTGTGGTCCGGGCCAAGGAAATGATAGTCCAATGACACCAGTTGCAAATAATGTCAACAAAGCCATGCCCTCTGGTCCTGCAAATAATGTTGATAATGTAAAACCCCCACCAAGTGCCATAATCATATCTCCCATATCAAAGTCGTAATCTGCATTACCCGTAAATGTCATATTTAACCAAATGTAAATCAAAATACCCGCAACTGCCAATCCTGCAATTCTTTTTGTTTTAGGATGCTTTGCTAGAAACGCATCTAAGTCTTTTAGTTTATCCTCAGTCCAACGACCAACCTTGGTGCTTGCTATATACTCACCTATTGCCTTTATTACTTGTTTGTATGCTTTAAATCCTTTTTTAACAAGATTAAATAAGTAACTTAAACTGAATTTAATTTTTGCGAAAAACTTAAATACAACTTTGTTTAAAAACAATTTTACTAAGTCTTTCAATTTGACTTTTATTATATCTTTTAGTTCCGTCAAAAAAGACCAAATCTTTTTAAGTTTTCCTGGAATAGCAAATTCATTCAGTTGGTTTTCATCTGCATCGAGTTTATTTTCTTTTACAAATTTACAAAACTCTTTGTATTGAAGTTCGTGAAGAATTTCTGTTAATGACATATCCATTTCTAATAAATATATATCTACACAAAAAAAACCCCTCTGCGAACAGAGGGGTTTTTAAATTTTAGAATTTTATTATTCTTATGCTTCGAAACTTGCACCAGTTGGTGTAAGGTTGAAGTCAAGGATAACAAACTCAACTGCACGTGCAGGTTGCAAGAATATCTGTCCGTAGAGGATATTTCTGTCAATAAGGTCAGGTGTGTTGTTTGACTCGTCCATGATAACACGGAAGGCATACAAACCATGACGTTGTTGAACATTTTCCAAGAACGGATTAACAATATTCAAGAAACGGTTGCGTGTAGATGCTACATTTTGCTCGAAAAGTAGGAATCTTGAAGAACTTGCAATGAATTTCTTAAGATTGATAAGCAAACGACGAACGTTAACTCTGTCCAATGCACTTGCACGACGTTGTAGAGTCTTTTGACCGAAAGCAACAATTCCTTGACCAGGAAACGCAGCGATTGGATTAACCTTACCTTCGTAAAGTTGATCTCTTTCAGCAAAGTTAAGACGATCCATAACAGTAACCGCAGCTTCGATACCACCACGATTTAAACCGGCAGGTGCAAACCACTCAGCAGCCGACTTATCGTTTGAAGCATAAACAGACATCATAAGTGCTGATGGTGGATATGGTTGCAATACGTTAGTTGCTGGATCAATGATTTTAACCCAAGGGTAATATGTTGCACAATAGTTACTATCGATTGTTGATACTTGTTGAACTGCATCGTCAACACGACCTGGTTGGTTGTGAGCACTTACGCAGTCAAGGATGTAAAAACAATCTTCACGACTTTCACATAAATCAACACCACGATTGATTACAGTTCTGTGAAGATCAAGACTCAATCCAGGTGTTACAAGCAAGTTAATATCAAACTCGTCTTGGTTGCTCAATGCAGCGAATGCACGAACATATCCCTTTGTTCCACTTGAGAATCGTTTACTACAATCTAAACCTTGTACGTTATTTTCTGTTATGTGTTTACCTAAGTAAATTGGATGATTTGGTGCTTTTCCGTCAAATCCACCTTGGAAACCTACCAAGAACCTTCTCAACTTAGCAGTTGCCAATTCGTCAACTGCGGGAGGATTAACAGGAATTGAATCAACAGCATATGAAGTTGTTTCTCCGTCAACTTCTTCTTCTACTTGACCAGGTTCATCCATGTAATAACCCATTCCGGCATCGTCAGACAAATAAGGAAGTGGTGCAAACAATTCAGAAGTGTCACGTGCAGTACGTGGAAGTTCTAAAATTCCATCAGGACTGCTTTGGTTAAACACTGCTCCATTGAAGTATCTTCCAGGTTGTCTTTCGTACTGAGAAGCATGAGAGTATTGGATTGGTGGAGTTTCGTATCCAGCAATTGGTGTGAAGTATGATCCGTGACCATATGGCATTGCATTTGGTGGAGGAGTACTATCAGATGGCATTTCAATGCGAATCCAATTACTGAGATTGATGTAATCACCATAGTCGATTAATTTACCTTTGTTATTGATGGTTGTGAAACGATCACCAATAACACGTGGTAAGTATCTAGGACTAAGTGGGTCTAAAGTAACTGCATCATAATTCTCAACAACGTTTTGACCACGATCAGAATCGTTGAACGCACGAACGATCAAACTAAATGTTCCGTAGTCCGAGTCTTGAATTGATCCAGGTGTTCTTACATTGTAAACACCAATTTTGATTTCACGATTAGCAGATGAACCCATGTTACGTGTCCAAACTTTGAACAAGTTGTAACGTCTTCCACTAATTTTTTGTGATTGAATCCAGGGAGTTTCCGCAGGACGACAACTAAATGAAACTGCTCCTGGTTGCCAAGGATCATCTAAAATTTCTTCAGTCTTTGAATCTTCGTATTCAAATACGATTGCTTCGTTTGATGTTTCAACTTCAACTTTATACTTAACACCATTCATGATGTTATTGAAAATTCGTTCTTGTGCATTTTCAAAGTATGAATAGAAGTATGCTGGTTCAATATTTTTCTTTGGTGCTCTACCGAAAATGTTTTGAAGACTATCAGGTGCTTTTGGATCAATGCTGAAAACATAGTCAGAATCATAATTTGATTTTAAACTTTGAATACTTTCAATAACCTCACCTGTATCTTCGTCAACGGTACGAACGGTTCTTCTAAGATAAAGTGTTGATTCAAAATTACCAACAACGACTTCGTTTCCTTCGTCATCAATAATTTCACCTTCATAAAACATTAAGGAAGTTTCTTTGTCAACCGTTGTATTTTCAAATCCATCACGAATTGCGTCTACTGCTGGTTGACCATTGTCTGCCCATAATGTGTTTGCCAATACACCGATAACAATTTCGTCACCTTCTTCTGGTGTATCAAGTGATCCTGTAAGTGAACCACTAAGTGTTCCACTATAATCTGTGGTGTCAGTTACAACTGCTTTAATAATCAAAGCATTTTCTTGACGATAACCACCTAGATCACCAACACGAACGATGGTTACAACACCTTGATGCTTTAAATATTCACGTGCGGTGAATGGTTGATAATATTTTCCTTCGGGAATCCCAAACAAATCTTCCAATTCTGCTATGGTTCTAACAATTGTGGGTGAGTATGCAGGTCCTCTTGAGAAGGGTCCTACAACCGCACCACCAATTTGTGAGATACCTTGTGTCAAAAAAGTTTGATCGATTTCTTTGGTGAATACTGCTGGACTTACTGTTCTTTCTGCCATCTTGCTTTGTCTCCTTTATGGTTTTTGGGTTGAATATGGAAATTTAATATTTATTCATAAATATGTTTTGAAAATTTCAAAATCATATATTTATCTATTATTTTTTTGACAAAATATAAGTACCTGCATTTATATCGAGACTTCCTTCACCATATTTGCGTACAATTCTTTCTTTAAAGTTTGATTCTGTTTTTTCCAACTCTTTATATAGTGTCAAACATTCTTCTTCATTTTTTTGAATTGAATCCTGTTCAATATTAAGTTGCTTCTTTCTCAGAGACAACTGACCTAATTTTATTAGAACATCTTGATACTCATTATTTAACATAACGAGTTCAGATAGTTCGTCTGAGGTTAGTTTAATATTTTTATTTTTTTCCATGCGTTTAATAATAAGTTATTTACGCACATAAATCAAGAAATATATTGTATTGTTAAAATGTCAACTGACATTTCGTGTGTTTTTAATAATATATTTTTATTTGTTCTTTCGGAGTTTATTTCAATTGACTCGTTTTTATTTAAAAGAACTTCTTCTTCAGTTTCATAATTAAAAATTAGTATATCTTGTTCATCTATAATTGTAAATGAAATTTTATATGGAATATCATCAATATATAAAGTATAAAATTCTTCATCGTTCCACACTCGCACTTCGTATTCATCACCAAC